AGAGAAATGAGGCAAAGACAGATCAGTGACCCAGAGGCCCTGAAAAGGGCAAGGGCAGACGCCACGCACTTCACGCGCGAGGCGGCACGATATCGGCAGGCGGCGGCAGAGCAACCCAGGCGGTATGCACACTTCATGGAGCAGGCCAATTACTCCGACGAAGCCGCCCGGCGCGCCCACGACAGGGCGCGTGACCTAGTAGCCTAGCCTCTGCCCCTACCCTCGCTACCGGCCCGGAGCAATCCCGGGCCGGCTTTTTTGTGGCCAGTCGGGAAGGTGGAGTCTAAAGAATCGGCTCGGCGAAGCATCGGCAATTGTAAATTTGCCCGGGCCCATGCCGCCCTTCCCCCCGCACCTCTGGCGGAGTGTCAAATCGAAGACGGCGGCCCTCCATCTCGGCGTGGGCGGGGCGCACGGCCTCATCCTCCATCGTCCGCCAGTAATACTCCTCGATGCCAGCAGACTGGGCCCGGACCTGAGTCAGGATCGAATTGGTCTTGGCTATCTCTGTCCTGGCGATCAACTCCGCCCGGCTGGCGGTCAGATTTCCGAGATCCTGGATTTTCTTGGCCACGACTTCCGCCCGCGTGGAGTCTAGCATGGCCTCCTGAGCGTACTCCTGAGCCCTCAACCCCGCCTCGGTTGGCAACGAGGTAATGAGCGTCACTTGGTCGTGGTGCAGTTGGCGAAGCAAATCACCTATGGGCGTCGATAGTAACTGCTCGCGCAACTCCCGGCCCAGCGCACGGCTCGATCTACGCCACGCCGTGAGGTTCGCAGCACCCACCGAGTTGAGCATCGTCTCGACTACTGCGCCGGCCCAGGGCTCTAGCAGGGTGGCGTACTCCTGGAGAGCCCGATCTAGCGCCGCCTGATCGACGATGCGCGCACCACTGGCATGGGCCTGGACGATCTTGCCCACCTGACGGGAGACGCGCCGGAGCTGGGTGGCGAATCGACGCTCAGCCGCACGGGGCATGGCGAACGGCAGTGACGCTTGTTTAGCCCTAGCCACGAAGCCACGCTCTCACCCGGTCGACCACCGTGCTGCTGCTCATACTGGCCGACTCCGGATCCTGGGTGGTGCCCAATGGACTTGGTAGGGCCGGCTCAGGAGGCGGCGTCAACTCGGCCTCGCGGATTGTCTCATCAGAGATGTTGGAGAAGACGTTGGTGTAATCTGATGCCTGGCTCAACTCTCGCAGGGCGGTGGCCTGATCCAGGAGGCCGCTGTCGAACATGGCTCCGATCGTCGTCGCCAGTGCTGCGGCCATGGTGATCTTCTCCTTGCGCGACTCCTGCCACAATGGGGTGAAGTCGAAGTCCAAGTCCTCTGGCGCGGGCTCGCCGAAGAGCGACTGGAAGAGAACCCGCAGGATGGTCAGCATGCCATCCCGCAAGCGCGACTCCTGCTGAGCCATGATGCTATCGTAGTACTGGCGCAGGTCACTCTCGCCGGTGGAGTTCAGGCCGGCCGGAGACTGGCCGAACAAACGGACCAGCGGAATGCCCAGCGCGCCGGATATCTGCTGGCCAAACTGCATGAGCATATCGGACAGGCCAGCGAACGTGTAGCTGTGGGCTGCGAATTCGTCCTCTTTATCCAGCAGCGTAATGCCCTCACTCGATTGGACAAACCGCATATGGTGGAACATCTTGAGCATGTTTTGCTCGGCCTGGCCACCGGCGGCCAGGACCTCCCGCAGTCGATCTATCCGCACGGTGCGGAGGTACGCGCGTGAGACGAGGTTGGCCGCGCCGCTGGTCGCCATGTCGAACGACACCAGGCGATCATGGATGCGCTCGACTACCGAGGCTCCCCACAACTGCTCCGTAATCGCCTGCATCAGGGGCAATTGAATCCCGATGTAGCGAATGACACGCGAGTGATGCACTCGCAGGTTGGAGACCGTACCCGTGGCGGGGTTGGAAATGATGGTGTAGCTCTCGGGCAGGCCGGCGTGTGGACCGTCCTCGATGATCGCCTCCTGGGACGGCTGCAACTGCCAGCGGTCGTAGACTCGGAGTCCACTGAACTGCCCCTGCCCCACGGTCTCCAGGCGCAACGGTGTTGCCGGGTCCTGGCCGTCGATCATCAGCACCGCAAGAGATCCACCGTAGAGGCGGCCCCACTTGATGAGGTCCAGCAGACCGGCCCAGACGCCAATGCGGGTGAGTTTGGATTGCATTTGCTGGATTTTGTCCGGCTCGATCTCGCCAGAAATGCTAATGCCCGACCGCGTCATGTCCTCGGCGACCACGTCCACCGCCATCCCGACGATCCAGGACGAGCGATACATGGCTTCGAGCTTGATTCGGTTCTTACTGAGGGTCTCCAGCGTGTAGGTGCTCTGGCTCAGCAGGTTGTCTGCGCCCAGGCCAAGCCGCGCCGTGAAATTGGCGAAGCCGTCCTGGGTGCGGCCATCAACGACCGTAAGCTTGGTGGATTTACGTTTGCTCATATTAAGCGCTCCCAGTATTTAATGGCGTTTTTGGCCAGCATGTCGTTGATCGCGTCGATCATCGGATCAACCTGGTCGTCGTAGAGGTGCGAATCGTCGGCAGTGAAGGACTCGCACTCGGCCAGGAAGTCGTTGGTAAACGGCGCGTCAGCCGGCAGCATCACGTACCCCGATTCGATGTAGCCTATCACGTCGAGCAACCGAGTGTACTTGTCTTTTACGCGCTCGCGGCCATCTATCGGGATGCCGGTGCTGGCCTTGATCTCCTGGATCAATCCCGTGCCAGACGATTTATCCTCAACGATCATCTTGCGGAGGACGCCCAGGATTACGGAGTCCATGGCCAGGTGCTTAACCCAAAAATCCTGGGCACGCCGGCGAAGTTCGGGCGCTTCCCATTTACCCCTAATCTGATCGAGCAGATAGATCCTGCCGTCCTGCCCATGGCCCCAGCATTGGAAGACGCTGAAGTCATTGCGCTCTTTGGTCTTTTGCGCCGTGTCGGCGTAGATGGTCCTGTATTGCATCAGCGGCGGGGTGGAGTAGCGACCAAACCAATCCCCTCGGATGATGTTGCCGCCCATGGCCTTGGGACGCTGCTGGTAGAGAGCCTCCGCCCAGTGACGACTTTCCGGATCACTCATTTGCTTCCGCAAAACCTCGATCGGATATAACTCGGGGCACAGGGCTTCGCCTTCCTCCCGCCAGTCAGGCGCTACCGTGCAGCTTTGAGGCCACTTGTAATGGTAACTGTCCTTGATGGCCGGTAAACAGACGATGTGCCAATTCTGCTGGGCGTCCTCCCACTGCTCCTGCTCCAGGAGGAATCCTACTAGGTCCTGCTCGCTCCACCTGGTCATGACCACGATCAGCGCCGCCCCGGGTTGCTGCCGCGTCGTGAATGTTGTCCGCCACCAGTTGCGGTGATTGGCCAGGACGACTTGGCTCGTGGCTTCCTTGGCGTCTTTCACCGGGTCGTCGACCAGACCGAGGTTGATACCCTTGCCGGTCTGGGAGCCCGATACGCCAGCTACCCACATGCCACCGCCTAGGTAGGTCTGCCACTGCTCCACGCCGGTTTTCATCTCGCCGTGCCGGATGCTGCCCAGCATCCCTCCGCCGCGCACGTAGTTCGACCGGGCGGCCCGGCTCATGTCCTGGGCCAGGCTGGCTCCATAGCTCGCCAGGCCGACCCAACGCTCGGGGTAGCGATGGAGATAATACGCCGGCAAAGTGCGGCTACATTGCTCCGACTTGCCATGGCGCGGCGGCTCGAAGATCAGTAGCCGTTTAAGCTCTCCGTCGACGACAGCCTGGAGGCACTCGTTGAGTATCTCGTTGTGCCGATAGTAGATGAATCCTGGGTTGACCAGTTGCGTGTACTCACGCAGGGACATTTGAGATAGTTCCTCGGCAAACTCCAGTTCGAGTTCGGACAGCCGCGCAATCTCATCGTACTGTGCGCGCATTGATGCTCGGCTGCCCATGGCGTCTACACTAGCCCTCCGGTGCCCTTGATCAACTCCAACCGCCTGGATCGGATCTCGCGCATGGCGCGCACCTTCTCCTCCGGGGTCATCTCGTCAATCGGCTTGGGCAGAGTGTACCCGCAGATCTCCAAGTAGCCGGTGGAGTTATTCTCGGCCATGTCAGTCGGCAGTCCCAGGGCCAGACGGCCAGCCCGCTGGAAACGGTCCAGGGCCCGGCCTAGCGAGGCGAGATCACGCTCGGGATAAACCGCGCCCGGATCAAGCTGACGCTGCCGGGAAATCCGCATAAAATGGCGCAGACACTCAGCTACGCCAGCCTGGGCGGCCTTGAGCGAGTTGACGTTGAAGTCGGACGCCTCGTCCGTGATTTTTTTGATGGTCTTTTCTTCGGCCGTGGCCCGCAGTTTGTCGGCGAAGCGCTTTCGCAGGTCGAACCAGCGCTCTCGCGCCGCCACCTGCCGAAGGCTGCTTTCCGATATTTTATGGAGCTTCGCCAGCACGCGAATGCTGGGCATGATCCACTGGCCATCCTCCCCGCGCATGCCCTGTATGTACGCCTGTCTGGTGGCGGAGTAATCCACCCGGATGGAGCCTCTTTTGATGCCCCCGCCGGCCGGGGGGACGTGCTTTGGTTCTTTTGTTTTCACCACTCGGTTGTCTCCTTGGAATCACCCATGGATTATTCGGATATGGGACCGGCTTCGAGGTCGGCTTTGGGCTTTCCCCGTCGCCATTCGTGAGCCTTCCACGCATCGTCATGAGATCGGATGTTGCCCCAGGGTGGTATCTCATCCAGGGGGCGCTCGCTCCACAATATCTCAGGGTCAAAGCCCACCTGCTTACACGCGCTCATGATTTGCCGAGCCGCTGCATTCCCGCGCTCTTTCAAAAGTTTGTTGGCCTGGGTGGCAAGCCAAAATACAACACGCGATAATCTCTCATCCCCCCTGATGGTAATCATTTGGGCGAGCCTCGGCCCAGGTCCGATTATTCCGCCACGATGGGCCAAAACCAGCCGTTCCCTTAGCGGCTTGGTCCGCTCCATGATGCCCTTGTAATCATCATAGAGCGTCGTCCAGGGATCTATCGCGCATCGCCACATAGGTGTAAGAGGACTAGGCGCGAACGAACTGACGGACAAAAAAAGAGTAACCCTGTGTTGAAGGGAAGAATTCACACTCGCAAGCACGTCACAAAATTCCTCGATATTCTTTGCGGTCTCACCGGGAAAATTTCCGATCACATAGCAAGTTGCCATGCCGATTAGATTTCCCTTGGGCGTGGTGAGTTCTGTAAACGCATATTTCATTTTTTGAAATAGACGCTCGTTATCGCCCACCTTGCCGATATATCGACGGGCTTCCTCACCAAACGCTTCAATCCCGAACCTAATTGTCGAAGCGTGGGCCACGCGCTCAATGAAATCTATTCGCGTGTCCTGCGCCGTGTTGTTTTTGCCATTTTTTCGGCAGACGTCATTAATTTCTTTTGCTCGACTGTGGCTCCACATATCGGGAGCAAACAGAGCAATGGATTTGGTAGGTGATCTTCGAATGAGAGTCTGGACCACCTCAAACGGACTCTCACGATAAGGTTTGATAAACGCGAGTTCGCAAAATGGACATTTCTGTTTGCAGCCACGCGCCAACTCTATGCGCGTGGTTTTGTTGGTCCGTTGGTCTACATGAGCTTGCGGGTTAAGTTGCGGAAGATATCCCGGTATTACTTCACCATCGTGCCAGATTCCAGGCATGCCGGTAGGATCGTCCCCACTCTCGATGGCCTCCAGCAATGGGACGATGACCGGTTCACCGTCTCCCACCACCGCATAATGGAAATATGGCATTATTGGCCTTGGATTAAGAGTTTGCATTCCGCCAATGATTATCGTCGGTTTGCGTTTCCGGGGGTCAATCCCCGCATCATTGAGCCAGCGCACAAAATTGTAGACATCCCTCCACCAATACAGGCTCACCAGGAGATAATCAGCATCTTTCGCGACGAGCGGCGTGGCCGGCAAAATAAGAGCATCGGGCCACCGTGCCAATATCTCATTTTGGACTAGGGTAAGCCCGAGGGTATGATCTGATCCCGCGAAGGCGAGAGTTGAGATATTCATGAGATGATCATCCCTCCATACTCTTTCAAAAGCGCAGCTACCTCTTTCACCACTTTTTGGGCCTGCTCCTTGGGAAAAAAGATAGTCTTCCGAACGAGCGGGTTGGTTTCGGTTATGTCGCCGGCGGGCAATTCGATGGGAACGTTGCCCACCAGCTTCGATAGTTGAGCTACCTCTTCGAGGTCAAATCCCAGGAGATCAACGCTGAATTCGGTTTCTGCCAGATCATCCAGGAGGGCGGACAATTTTTCGTTGTCGAACTCTCCGCCATGCTTGTTAGCCGCGATGTTGGCGGCCTTCTCGCGGGCCTCATCCCAATCTACCTCGCGATATGTCCATCGTCCCCACGGGGTGTCCACCCAGCCCAGGGACACGGTTCCCTGGGCATCGGAGAACGGCGACGAAACAATGGGCCACTTCGAATCCAGGTTTTTCACCCGCTGATGGCCGCCCACCAGCCGACCGCTCCGGACGTTGCGGACAATGCCCGAGAGGTCACCGAATTCCTCCATGGCCTGTCGCAGGCGTCCTAACTGCTCATCGGATATTCGGCGCGGGTTGTAGGGGGACGGTTTAAGGTCTGGCACCGACTTTATCCTAGCCGGTTTATTTTTCGGCATGCGCGGCATCGTCTTCCCT